TTATACCCCGACTATTCTTATTTTTGATGAGGCTGCGTTCATTGAGGCTGACGGAGATTTCTGGTCAGCGTGTATGGCCTCACTATCTACGGGTGGTAAGGTTATTGTTGTATCTACACCAAATGGGTACGATGCAATTTATTATGAAATTTATGACCAAGCATTAAGAAATATGAATGACTTCAAAATTTCTGAAATGTATTGGTATCGTGACCCAAGATATACTAAAGATTTGTATATGGTTAAAACAAATGATTTAGTTCATTTTCTGTTGAATAGAGAAGATTATGCCAAAGATGTTGTTGTGGATTTATCCATTGACAATCCGTATGAACGAGACCACGCAATAACAACTGATTATATAAATCAAGGATACAAACCATGTTCGGCTTGGTTTGAAAGTATGGTTAAAAAGTTGAAATTTGATAGGAGAAAAGTGGCTCAGGAATTGGAATGTAATTTCTTGGGTTCAGGTGATAACGTTTTTGATTCTGAGTTAATGCAAAATATTTCTAAAAATCAATTGAGGGAGCCTTTGGCTAAAATGATGGGTGGTTCACTTTGGATTTTTAAAGAACCAGAAAATAATCATAAATATGTTATGGGTGTGGACGTATCAAGAGGTGACTCTGAAGATTTTAGTAGCATTCAAATAATTGATTTTGACACAAGAGAACAAGTACTTGAATATGTTGGAAAGGTTCCTCCAGATATTACTGCAGAAATTGCTTATAAGTGGGGAAGTATGTATACGGCATATTGTGTTGTGGATTTAACGGGCGGAATGGGAGTTGCAACAGCAAGAAAAATGCAAGAAATGGGGTATCAAGGAGGAATGTACGTTGATAATGTTGACCCAAATAATAAGTGGAAGTGGGACCCAAAAATGAATGAAAAAATACCTGGTATTAATTTTAACAATAAAAGAGTTCAAATTATTGCCGCACTGGAAGAGGCATGTAGACACGATTTTAAAATATATTCACACAGATTATATAACGAAATGAACACATTTATTTACGTAAATGGTAGACCTGACCACCAAAAAGGTCATCACGATGACTGTATTATGGGTATTTCTATGGCAATATATGTTGCAGAAAAATCATTCCAATCTTTACAAAAAGTGGTTAATCATACAAAGGCGATGTTAAATTCTTGGACATCAGTTGTTAATGAGAATAAAAATACTTCAGATTACTTTAATCCAATGATTCCTCAAATGGGAAGACAAAACCCATATAACAACCAAGCAGCCACTAAAGCCGATTATCAAAAATATGGATGGTTATTTGGTGCCAAATAACTATTTATATTATCAAGGTAATAAGTAAAATTGTAATATGGCAGAACAGAACATGACAGTTTGGCAACGATTGTCGCAAACATTTGGACCTAATTCACTTTTAGGACAAGATTATCCAACATTTAAGTTTGATAAAAAGGAATTGTTGCGTACAACAGACAAACAAGAATACGAAACCGAAAAACTTCAAGCACAACAAACTTTTTATTTAGCAAATCAATGGGCTAAAGTTGAGAATAACTTATATTCTCAAGCAATTTATTATGAGCCAACAAGATTATCTTCTCAGTATGATTATGAATCAATGGAATATACTCCTGAGATTTCTGCCGCTTTGGACATTTATGCTGAAGAATCTACAACAACAAATGAAGATGGATTTATATTACAAATTTATTCTGAATCAAAAAGAATTAAGGGTGTATTAGCCGATTTATTTAACAATGCATTAGACATTAACACTAACTTACCTATGTGGACAAGAAACACTTGTAAGTATGGTGATAACTTTGTGTATTTGAAATTAGACCCTGAGAAAGGAGTTGTTGGTGTTCAACAATTACCAACAATTGAAATTGAAAGACATGAAGTTGGAGTTAGTCAAAAGATTTCGGTAGATATTACAAAAGAATTAGACAAAGATAAAAAAGCATTACATTTTACTTGGAAGAACAAAAACATGGAATTTCAATCATGGGAAATTGCTCATTTTAGATTATTAGGTGATGATAGAAAACTTCCTTATGGTACTTCTATGTTAGAAAAAGCAAGAAGAACTTGGAAACAACTTTTATTGTGTGAAGATGCGATGTTAATCTATAGAACTTCAAGAGCACCTGAAAGAAGAATCTTTAAGGTATTTGTTGGAAATATGAATGATGATGATGTTGAGGCATATGTACAACGTGTTGCAAACAAATTTAAAAGAGAACAAATTGTTGATAGTAAGACAGGTAACGTAGATATGAGATTTAATCAAATGGCAGTTGACCAAGATTATTTTGTTCCTGTTAGAGACCCAGCGGCACCAAGCCCAATTGATACATTACCAGGGGCAACAAACCTATCAGAAATTGCAGATATTGAATATATTCAAAAGAAATTATTAACAGCTCTTCGTGTACCTAAAGCATTTTTAGGATTTGAAGAAGTTGTTGGTGACGGAAAAAATTTGGCGTTACAAGATATCAGATTTGCCCGTACGATTAATAGAATTCAAAAAAGCATGATTCAAGAACTTAATAAGATTGCAATTGTACATTTATTCTTATTAGGATTTGAAGACGAATTACAAAACTTCACATTAGGATTAACTAACCCATCTACACAAGCAGATTTACTTAAAGTAGATATTTGGAAAGAAAAAATATTATTATATAAAGACTTGGTTGCTGACCCTGGAAATGGTATTCAGGCAACATCATCTACTTGGGCTAAGAAACACATTTTTGGTTGGTCAGACGAAGAAATTAGACTTGACTTACAACAACAAAGAATTGAAAGAGCCGTTGGAGAAGAACTTAAAGCAACTCCAACTGTTATTACTAAAACAGGTATTTTTGATAATATTGACAAACTTTACGGAAGTCCTTCGGGTTCTACGCCATCAGCGGGAGCATCAACAACTCCAGGTGGAACAGAAGAATTAGGACCTCCTCCAGGTGGAGACTTAGGGGCACCACCACCGCCACCACCTCCTCCAGGAGGTGAAGAATTAGGAGGAGAAGCTCCTCCACCACCAACTGAAGGAGAACCACCAATACCTGAGTCAAAATTAAATAGCTTAAACATGTTGATTGAAAGTAACTTAATTGACGGTTCAACATTCATAGATTTAGGTCATGGACAAGAATCTTTAGGAGAAATTTCAAAAGAATTGGATAAGTTACTAAATTCCTAATATTTATTAAAAAATATTAAGATGACCTTCGGTAAAATAAAATCCATAATTGAAAAAAATCTTCTTGAGTCGTATCAGAACGAAAAAGAATTCAAGAAATCTTTGAGAGAATTCAAACACAATGTTTTGAATGATAAGTCTATTTCAAAGGCTTATTCCGTGTATGACCAATTAAGTACACCTCAGGGATTATCAGAATCTGATGCAAAAGATTTTTTAGAGGAAGGTGTAAGTCTTTTAGGTAAAATTTTACCATCAATTAAACTTCCAAAAACTTTAGAAGAATCAGCCGAAAACAAATATTCTGATATTGATACGTTAGTTTATACTAACAAATTAAATCTTCATGAGAGAATTCAATCAAAGAAAAATATAATTTCTATATTAACTTCTAATTCAAAAACAATTAAGGAATCAATCAATATACCAATCAAATCTATGGTTAATATTGCAAATCAAACTTTAAGAACTTATATTGAGACTTTAGATGAAAATACTAAAAAAGAATTTTTTCAATTAATTTCTGAAGATTCTAAATCTCTTGAGACAAAATTTGAAACTTTAAAAGAAAGTACTATTACTAAATTACAATCTATTTTAGATAAAGAAGAAGAGTTTGAGTTAAAAACAAAAATTTCTGAAACAATTGATAGACTTAAGACTGAAAAGTTTGACCAAGTTAATTTCTTAAAACTTAAAAATTTAGAAGGGTCAATTTAAGATATTCTTTTTTTCTGAATATAAATTGCCTTTAAAATCTTCTTTCTGTTTACAACAGAAGGCTTAGTGAATTCTTTTCTGCCTAAAAGTTTTTGATTCTGTTTAGTCTTAATTACTTTTGACTTAAGTGTTTTGAGAGCTTTTTCAATATTCTCTCCGTTTTTAATTTCTATTATTAGCATATCTTACAAATATCTTCAAAACTTAAAAAATTTTTGACATTGACAGTTATATGTGTTATTTTTTTAATGAAAATAAACATAATAACAATGAAAATTAATGAAAAAAGGCAAAAGTGTAAAGTTGAATTTATACAATCCTATTAAATCAGTCTATGGAACAGTTGATTCCAAAAACCTAAAATCTGTATATATTAACATCCAATCATGGATTACACCAAAGTATGATACCGAAAACTGGATTCGTATTGTTGGGAACTTAAACAGAGAAATTAAACATTCCGTATTTAATTCAATCAATCAAAAAATTTTTCAAGAAAAAAGTATTGTTGATTTAGATTTAAGGACAAGTGGAATATCCCACGGAAAAAAATCCTTTTTTAACTTAGAAGTAAATCTTTTTACAATATCTGAATTAGATTTTAAATCAAATGAAATTAAAGATTCTGTAAAACAAATCGTAAGAAACATTTTTAAAAACAACATTGTGGAGAACAAACATTTTGAATTTTCAAATTCTAAAAAAGACAATAAAGAATAAACTTATCAATACCGTATATTTATCATAAAAGATTAGATGAAAAATTTAAGAATTTTAGAGGCTAGCGAAATTGGTCATGGTATATTAATTGAAATGGATGCAGGTCATGTATCTCCAAAAGACAGACTTAATGCGGACATTTTAAAAGAAGCGGCTAATATGGATTACAGAAATCCATTTGAATTTTATGCGGTTCTTCAAAAATACGATACTCCAAATAGAAACGGTAGATTTTATCCTGAAAGGATTTTAAAAAGAGAAGCCGAAAATTATAAAAAAGCAATAGCTAAAGGTTTATCTACTTCAGAATTGAATCACCCTGAATCATCTTTAATTGATTTAGATAGAGTATCACACATCATTACTGATATATGGTGGGATAAAAATATTTTGATGGGTAAACTTAAATTGTTAACATCACCAGGATTTCATGAAAGAGGTATTGTGTCAACTAAAGGAGACCAAGCAGCGAACTTAATGAGACAAGGAGTAACTATGGGAGTTTCTTCAAGAGGAGTTGGTTCTTTAAAAAAAGTAGGGGAAAGAAATGAAGTTCAAGATGATTTTGAGTTAATTTGTTTTGACTTAGTATCATCACCATCAACACCAGGTGCTTATTTATTTTCTAATCCTGATGATAGAAACAAATACGAAGAAAATTTAGAAGAAGAAATAAAACACAAACAACAATCTCAAACAGGTTCAATGGATAAGTCTCTTGACTTAATGAAAAAATTGAACGATTTTTTGGGAAAATAATATTATGGACGAAAAATTTTTTGTAGCAAAAATTCAGTACGATTTACCTGATGAGAATTCTGGTAAAATCAAAAAAATTAGAGAAGAGAAACTTGTTAAGGGTTTTTCAGTGACAGATGTGGAAGCAAAAGTCACAAAAAGATATGAAGGTTTTACTCACGATTGGAGAATAACCTCAGTTTCGGAAAGTAAAATTGACGAAGTAATTGAATAAAGTGGTCTTGTACCACTTTTTTTTATTTAAGAACATATTTATAGTAAATTAAAAAATATGTTATTCAGTTGCTCATTACAAATATCAGGTGTGAATTCAAATAAATTAATCAGCGGAAATACTTGGAGTAGTTGCGTTGCATACCTTGAAGGAACTGGTGATTCTATCAGTTCTATTAATATTCAAAACCAAAATTTTATTGGTAATAACACGTCTTCAAGTGAATCTTACAATGTAGGTTTAAAGGATGATGTTACAAGTATAAATTCATCATATATAATCTATGATACTTATGCTAATGTTATTTCTTGGGTGAATTCTCAAACAGGAAAAAGCTTACAAAACTTACAATATCAAAATAGACCGTTTGTTCAAATATAAAAAATCAACTTTTTTATGTTTTGACACTATTTATTAGTTAAATAATTTAATATTTTCATGCAAGAAACTAAAAAAAATCCAGTTGAGGAGGCACTTATTCAAATGAAAAATGTTGAAGAAGCTATCGCCGAAAATGCAAAAGGAATACTTGCTTCTACTATGAAGGAAGAAATCAATCAATTAGTAAAAGAATCTCTTTCTGAACAAGATGAGGTTGACTTAGATGCTGAAATTGACGTAGATGACACAGAAGATGATGTAGACACAGAGATGGATACAGACATTGATGTTGAAGATGACGTTGATTTAGACGCAGATAATGTGGATGATATGGACATTGATATGGACATGGATTCCGAAGAAACTCCAATAGATTTAACAGACGCTTCTGACGAAGAAATTCTTAAGGTGTTCAAAGCTATGGGTGAAGAAGATGGAATCATCGTTAAAAAAGATGGTGAAAACGTTCACTTAACAGACAATGACGCCGATGTAGAATATCTTGTAAAGCTTGGCGAATCAAAGGAAAAATCAAAAACAAAAAAAATGAAAATTAAAGAAAACATGGACTTAAATTTTGATGATTCTGACGATAGTCAAGATGCATCAACTGAAGACGTTATCAACGCAATCTTCGGTGGTGGAGAAATGGAAGAAACTGAAGACATGGA